TTATTGTAACATGAACGAAGAATCTAAACACCTAACCTACCACATACCACAATCGTGGTTAATTAGCTGAAATTCAAATATAAATATGTGGTAGGTATCTGCAATTATAACAATTACCACACATCACCACAACCCACCACAAAACAAACCTACCACAAGCCTACCACACTATAACGAGTTTATATACTGCACATTAAAACTTGTGGTATGTGGTAGGTTACTTTTTATTCGATGAAAAAAAACAGAAAAGCAACCGAAAATCAGCCAAAAAATAACACTAAATATTTGATTATTAGAAAATTAAATTGTATTTTTACTATCGAATATACTCTTTTTTAATCAAAACATTAAGCACAATATTATGATTTCAGTCAAAATAACTATAAAACCACATCTGGCCGAGTACTTGATTGGTAAATACAACAATCATGATACGTCAAATCCAATCCAGTTTTCGGATAATCTTGATCTATACCATACTATTTACGATTTGTCGGAACGTTGCCCGGCCAATGTCAGACAAATAGATGTCGGAAATCTTTGGTTCTATCTTCCCGAGCGGGAAAATGGAAAATCAACACAGGTATTTAATTACTTCGGTCGCCGATCGGTTGAATTAATCGAAGAACGAATCGAAGCAAAATTCTGGGCCGATATCCACGACTACATGGATTATGAAAAACACATGAATGGAGTCGACTTCAAAGACTCCGCGCATATATTCATGACAAAATATGGCATCGAATCTATAACGATAGATGCATTACTTAAAAACTACCAACGGTGGCGCGATAAATGCCGAAATCGGAAAAAGAGGAGAAGATATAGCTCCAATAAGGTTAAATAATGTCAAAAAACAGGTGCAAAATCACTAAGCAAGTGGCGTCTACAGTCCTTTAAATCACTGAAAAACGTCCGAAAAACGTCCGAAAAGCGTCGGAGTGTACACAAATAATTGATTAATAATAGATTAATATGAAAAAATATGTAATTTGTAACTATCTTGATTACGTTCATACCGCGGATGTAGAGTCCGACGACGATGGCGTGATCACATTGAATTCCGGTGCATCGTTCACTCGAATATCATCGAAAAGTAAAATTGTTTATCAGAGCGACACCGAAACCCCGTCGGCTGGCGCAATTCTGAAAGAAGTTGTTACTGTTGTTGCCGATGTTGCCGATGTATCCGATTTATTTAACCGAAAAGAAAATTATATACTTCGGTTGTATAATGCCGGTGAAATAATCATTGTCGGGTCACAGAACTATCCCGTACGAAAAATTTACTCAGACAATAAAGTAACAGCCACCATCACTTTTACCCGCCAGTCCGCATTATAATTGTCATTTCGCTGACATTATATAATAAGTAACATTGCACTATAAATTTATAGTGCAATGACAAACCTACTCACCGAACTCACATCATCACCACTTCTTTTGGCCGAATCGGCCATCACCGAAGCCGAATTACTTATTTCACGGCTTATTTCATCATCACATTATACCGGCGATAAAAGCATCAAGCCAACCATGCCAAAATTGCACCCAAATATGATCTGTTCAGATTGTATGGACGATTGCGACGACAACGGACCATTTGCCGGTTACGAAGATGGATCTGTGGTTATTCTACCCATTATAGGCATGATGATGAAATATTCCGGGATAGATTGGGATGCCTATAAATATATAATGGGTATGGATTCAATTGCCAATCTTATTCGGCAGGCAGATGCAGCTTCCAATATTGCAGGTACCGTTTTGCTTTTTAATACACCAGGTGGAACTACCGATTCTATTTTTCAACTCGAAGATGCCATGCGCAACCGTACCAAACCAAGCATTGGGTTGATTGATGGCATGTGCGAATCGGGTGGAGCTTATGCTGCTTCATTTTGCAATAAAGTTGGCGCAACCAATAGAATGTGCAAATGGGGATCAATCGGAACCTTTGCACAATTGATTGATCAGAGCAAAATGCTCGAAAATGCCGGGGTTAAAATCATATCCATTTATCCTCCAGAATCAAAATTTAAAAATCTTCCATTTCGTGAAGCTTTAAACGGAAACGATAAACCGATGATCGATGAATCTCTAACCCCTTTTGCACTTCATTTCCAAAATATAATAAAAGAAGGTCGTCCAAAAATTGATCAATCGGTAGAAGGTATTTTGGAGGGGCGCGAATTTTATGCCTACGATGCAATAACATACAAGGCTATCGACGGACTTATGAACCTAAACCAAGCAATTGCTGAGGTTCAAAACATAGCAAACACAAACAAAAGTATTTACTCACAATTAAAATTTTAAAAAAGTATGAAAAAGTGGCAAAAACGTTTTATGGCGTTGATTGTAGCTCTTGGCTACTCTGAGCAAGTTAAAGCAGGAACTTTAACAGCAGACGAACAAAAGCTTATTTTCGCTAAGTATGAGGAAACTCACAACATCACATTTGAAGCAGATCGCGCTTTGGATGAGCCTGCCGAAATGGAGCAAACTCTTTTATCAGCGGAAGACATTGCTTCAATAGCAACTCTTTTGAGTGTAGAACCAGCAAAGGCTCCACAAACAGCTCCTGCAGCTGTACAAACCTTAATCACTACAGCTCAAAACCAACAGCAACAGATTGCAGCATTAGCTGCCGAACCGGAACCTGTTCAGGTACCCGCTGTACAAGCATCTTCGGCAGCTGGATCTTCTCGTATGTTGGCAACTGTATTAGGCAAAACTGCTCACACAGCTACTCACCTGTTTGGTTTGGAAGCTCCGATGTTTGCCCGTGGAAAATGGTACAACGAAACATTTATTACTCGTAAACCTCATGGCGAAAATCTAAGCGAGGGAGATAAAGAAATGTTTATTACAGATTTCAAAGCATTTGCCGGAACTGTACGTAATCGTATGGCTTCGTTGGATGCAAGCAATCTGCTTGGGGCATTGGATTACAAACAAATGATTGCTGGCGAAAGCGGAATGGATTACTCCGGCTTAGATGATGCCGGAGCTCCTGAATATTCTGTACGTCGTACCGATTTGATTCTGGCATACTTCCGTACCATTCCGTCAGTAGCTTCCATATTCCCTGTTGTTTCAAATATCCAAAATAAGGAATTTGCACCAACCGCTAACTTTGGTGAGCTTTCTCAGGGATATCGTTCTGGAGATAATTTCAAAGGAAACGTAAATTTTGCAGCCGAAGTGTATTCAGTTATCGATCTTGGTTTCAAATTCAAGTTTGAAGACATGATCAAGTTAGAAAAACTGTATATCGGTTATCTGAACCGCGAAGGATCCAACCCAATCAAGTGGACATTCATTGAATGGATTTTGGTTTACTTTGGTCAGATTCTACTCAACGAACAAAATCGTCGTCGTGTATGTGGTGTTCGCGTTCCATTGCAAAACGTAACTTCCAACCCTGCTCTTTTAGGTGCTGATGGTGCATTACGTGCTATCGAACGTGTTGAAGAAGATTTGAAAATTCTTCCTTTCTCAGAATTAGGAGTGTACGATCACACTTCGATGTTAGATGTTTACGAAACTTTGTGGGACAATACCAACGAAGTAGTTCCGGACATGACCGGGTATCAAATCTATGGTAATGCCCGTCACAAACAATGGTACAAACGTGCGTATAGGGCCAAGTACCAATTGGCAGATGACTTTACCGGATCAACCGGAAACGCATTGGTAGACCTTTCACCTGATGCAATTGTATGGGTACCTAATATGCCAATGAATTGCTTCAAAGTTTGGATCACGTTGCCTAACAATGTAGAAAACTACGAAGACAAACCAATGGAAATGTTGGCATTCAATTACCAACAATGGATGGAAACGCTTATCGCATTTTCGCGTTGGAAAGAAGGTTCAGGAGTACTTCGTGCCGGAATTAAGTACAAAACAATGGCTGATCAATTGGCTGCAAACCGTGAGTTCCAGTGGATTTTTACCAACTTCCCTGCTTCCGATTTAGCATTGGCTGATTCAATTTCGTTCAAGGCAAATACCTTGTTTGAAATTACAGGTAACACACCGGTTACAACTGTGACTAATTTTAGTCATGAGTTTGTATACAAATTAGTTGCCACCGATGCATTTGCAGGATGTAAACTTGCTAAGTCAGGGGTATTCTCTACAATAGGTTCTGATTTCGTACCAGCAGCAGCTGGCGACTACATCAAGGTGTATGCTGAACTTCACGATGTGACGGAAACTGTCGACGGTGAAGCTAAAATTGTGACTAAACCGACAGGAAAATTCTTGGAACTCGAACGTAAAGTGACAACTGTCTAACATATAATTCAGGTGGCTTCGGCCACCTGATAGTTATTCACCCTTAAAAACTTAAATAATATGTTATTCGATATAACAAAAAATAATAACAACAATGAAAAAAGCACGTCGATTAAATATCGTGCTTATATAGCATTGTTAACTGATGTTGATATTGATAATTTCCCGAAAGCCGTCAATGCTACCATTTCCACCAATGTATTGTTGGCCGGAAAAACACATAAATACATTGATTGCCGGGTAAACACAATTAAGCCATCTACAGCAGCTGGTTCTTCTCCTTACGAAGGTAAACAAACTGTTGCACTCACTTTGGATGGTATTAGTAAACCGACTCTTCAATGGGTATATGCTAATCTGGGTCTTGAAGTCGTTCTCATTTGGGAGCGTTGTTCAGACGGACAGAAATTTATTGCCGGTTCACCATGTTCAAGTGGATTGACAATTAAACTGAAATCCATTGGTGATGTGAGCAATATTGCTGGTGTAGAACTTTCGCTCGAAGGTGGTGATTGTCCTGAACCATTCTGGTTCTACGATGGTCCGATCATTCGTGAGGATCCTCTTACTATTCAACTAGCAGACGGAACTACATTTGGATTGGGAGTTATATCCCTATATCTACTTACGGACAATGCAACAGCCAAAACACTGACAGATATCACAGGTGTGACAGATGCCGATGTGGGTCGTATCATTGAGTTGCAAGGTGCCGGGGTTGTATTCCCGACTGTAATCAATAACTCAGATAAATTCATTCTGAAATCGGGAGTATCATTCTCAGCTAAGGTTGGAAATTCAATTTCGTTTGCAATTACAAAAACGGGTACCGGCTACGCTTTCTACGAAGTGTATAGATCATAGGTTTATTAATTGTATAAAAACTGTAGAGACACACAACCGTGTGTCTCTACTATAAAACACAAAATATGAAAAAGCAATTAACCATATCCGAAAAAACAAAGGCCTCGCATTCATTGCGGGTACAGGAGCATTTTTATACAGACCTGAATCTGTTTAAAAAACACTTTCCATTGTCACATCTCAACAACGAACTTGCCCGTGTCAACCGATACAACATAGATCGTCTGCATGGTCAGATCATTTATTCACTGTTGGACAAAGTTTCTCAGGACGAAATTGAAGCAAATAGGCTGACTAAAGAGGAAGCAGTTACTGCAGAATTAAAAGCGAAAGAAGCTGCTGAATTGAAAGCCAAAGAGGAAGCTGACGCTGCAGAATTAAAAGCGAAAGAAGATGCTGAACTGAAAGCCAAAGAGGAAGCTGATGCTGCAGAATTAAAAGCGAAAGAAGATGCTGAACTGAAAGCCAAAGAGGAAGCTGATGCTGCTGAATTAATAGCGAAAGAAGCCGCCAATATAAACACTGATGAAACTAAAGAAGAATCACCAGTCGTAGAAAATGAAAAAAAAAGCGACAAAAATCTGACGAATTCCCAAGAATAGCCTGGTCGAACAATACCGATCCAGATATTCAAACATGCATTCTCCTGTATGATGAACGAGTAAACACTTACCGTCGCATGCAGGAGATTGATGTTTTAATAGATGAGCATACTGATCTAGCACTTGAAATGGTTGAGTGCGATATCCGCAATCAATCCGCACACCGGGAACTACAATCCTACAATGACACTGGTGCATTTTTGTACATTCACAGCCTCACACGCTCCCGTAAGTTTTCAAATGATCAATATACCGAACTAGCCAATTTAAAGGCTGAGAATCCAGCCGAATTTTTAAATCAGGTAACCAACATTGTTCAGAACATTCGCCGCATCGAAAGTCAGATCCGGACAAAGAAATACAAATCGGATGAAGAACTTCAGAGTTGGGAGCTCAACCTTTCCCGTGCAAAAATCCGGCATGAGATATTAAAGCAACTTTTAAAATGATTAGAAGTTGGAATTTTCAATAAAATATGCGGTTTTACTTCAAAAAGTATCAGATTCAAGCAATCTGATATTTTTTTTATACATAAATGTCTAATAATCGGAACTATGATGTTTCTACGACTCAAACAAAAACGCAAAATGTCTCTGTCTCCTCCGTTCCGCTGAGTTTTGGATTTGTAATGCGAGAGTGCATGAAAAAAGGGATATATGATTAGGCTATTTATATCAGCAGGTTACGTATAGTTGCTCATATTGGGTGCTGAGATAGCAAAAATGTATCGCTTTTGGCTCATTAATACTTAGAATAGTCCTTTAACGACATGTATTAGTTGATTAGTTTTGCTCAAAACAAGATACATATAGTCGAAATTATGATAGAACATCTGCAAAAATTACCCATTGAAGTTGTAGAAAGATTCCTTGAAGTTCGGGATGCAAAGAAGACAGGCATACCGCCTGCACTAGCAGACTATATACTTCAAGTTAATGAAGCATCTAATTTGTTCAGACGCTACGCGTCTGTGTCTGATTGTGCCAAACGACTTCAGAAGTCATACACACACCTATCTATATCCGCATGTAAGACTCGTATATACGATGCAATCAACTACTTCAACTCTGATTGCTCAGTCACAAGTGAGGCATGGAACCTTTACTATGCTGATCAAATGATGAAGCTTTGGGAGGTTGACATGGTAGCACATGACTTTAAAGAAGCACGTACATGCTTAGAACGTGCCCGTGATTATCGGATTGCTGCATCTGCCAACACCATTAATCCAGATCGTATTAAGTTCAAACCGCAGATAGTATCAGCAGATATGCAACTAGAACGAATGGGTGTAAGCAAGAAGGGTGTACTGTCAGCATACGAGCAGGCATTGAGTCTTATAGAATCATTCGATATAAGTGGCAACGATAAGGGCAGACTCAAAGGAGAGGTTGAAATGGAATTGAATATTACTGATATACAGAAGAAATGAAAATAAAGAAGTATGCTCAGGATATATTCTTAACGGTTTATCTGACTGTTATTCAGATAAAGATAAAACTGTGCGATCCTACATTCCTTTTTGCTGAATTAGGGCGTGGATCAGGTAAGACAACACACGTACTTGCACCGCGTATAGATAGGATACAGAATGATCTTCCGGGTGCTGTTATTGTTTTGGCTGCTTCCACATATAAATCAATCCTTGAAAATATATTGCCCGGATTGATGGAATACTTTTATGAGAACTATGAGCGGGGTGTATATTTTGAAATAGGTAAGGAACCGCCAAAGCATTTCGCAAAATGTGAAACTTACATTGACAACTGGAAACATACAGTTTCTTTTGTCAATGGTTGTGTAATACAATTTGTTTCGTGCGACCGTCCTGAAAGTATGCTTGGTAAGAATGCTGCTCACCTATTAGTGGATGAAATGCTTCGAATTCCAGAGGATAAATTCACCGAACGTATTATTCCTGCATTACGTGCCAATCGTGCGAAATTTGGGCATTCTCATTACTTTATGGGAATAACCGGTATTTCATCAACCCCCAATTTTGAAACTGATAACGATTGGTTTACAAAATACGAAGCAAACATGAATCCTGAATTGATGGATTGTATTCAAGAAATTGCTTATGAAGTTGATCAGAAAAAAGCTGAATTAATCGTTGCTGAAAACAAGTTAGATCAACAAAAAATCAGTAAACTGACTAAATATATAGAAAGGTGGTCTAAGCGGTTGACCGAATTAAGACGTGGACAAACATTATACGTCCGAGCCTCATCATTTTCAAATATTAAAATATTAGGGCTTGACTATATCGTAAATCAGGTTAAAAACATAAAAGATACAGATCGGCTTAATACCTCAATTTTGGCCGTTCGAAAACATAAGGTGAAAGATCGTTTTTTCGGAAAATTCGGAAAAGAGCACA